ATCCAGAGCCCAAGGGCGCTCGCTGGCCAGCAGTACGGGCGCTCAGGATTGCAGTACTTCATGCCGGGGTGGATCAAACGCGACTTCCTCCCGCAGCTGCAGGGTCAGGCTCTATTTCGCACCTACACCGAGATGGGTGATAATGACGCCTTCGTGGGTGCCGCCCTCAGCGCCTTCGCAGTCTTCATCCGCCGCGCCCACTGGAAGGTGGATGCGGTAGACGACGCCAACAAGGATAATGGCTCTGCGGAGTTCCTGCAGGAATGCATGGCTGACATGGCCCACAGCTGGCAGACTATCATCGCCACCGCAGCCCGTGCGGTGCCACAGTACGGATTCCTCCCCCTGGAGATCGTCTACAAGGAACGAGCCGGAGATCACGAAGATGAACGGATGTCCTCGCAGTACGATGACGGCCTCATAGGATGGTCCAACCTGGCTTACCGTGCTCCTGACAGCGTTTTTCATTGGGACTACGACCCCCAGGACGTAACCCGTCTATTGGGATTTACCCAGCTGGCAGCACCAGACTACAAAACCACATTTATCCCTATCCAGAAGATCCTCCTCCTCAGATCAGACCCCGGCAAGGACTCACCAGAAGGCCGGTCAGTCCTGCGATCTGCCTGGCGATCTTGGAGGACTAAGAAGTATCTTGAAGATTATAGAAATATAATTATAGAGAGAGGAGGTGCGGGAATACCGTGGGCTGAGGTTCCGGCCAACATAGCCAGTGCTCCGGCGTTGCTTGCGGCCAATCCTGACGATCCAGTAGCACAAGAAGCATACGGATCTTACATCAGCATCAAGGAAAGCCTTGAGAGCATATCCATGCAGGAGCAGCACTGGCTGATTACCCCCCAGGTCTGGGATCAGAACGGGAACCCCACCATCAAGATAGGGTTTCTACAGCCGTCCACAAACGGCGATATCGTCAACCACATAACCAGCTCGATCGAGGCTGAGGCAAAAGCGGTGCTCATGAGCACGTTCACAGAGTTCCTGGCGCTCGGGATGGGAGGAACTGGCAGTCTTGCTCTCAGCAGGGATAAGACGGACAACTTCACGCTAGCAGTCGAAGCCAACTTGCAGAGCTTCCAGGAGTCGATCAACAACCAAGCAGTCAGACGGCTATTCGCCCTCAACCCACATTTCGAGTTCGAGAAGGGTACACCCATGCCCAGGATCGTCTATGATCCTATTGTCCCCATAGCCACCCAGGATGTGGTGGCTATCCTGAGTCTCTTCGAGAAAGCTGGTTGGGATCTATCACAGCAGAAGGGAATACGGGACACCATCATCGACAACCTGGGCTTGCCAAACTATGTGGAGCAGGAGACGAACGACGCTCTGCAGGAACACGGCGACAGCCCCATAGCGAGCCTGCTGGATGGCCAGAGCGCAATAGACGCGATATTGGGTGGTGCAGATCTTGCCCCATCCAGTCTATAGTCTTTACCCCTGGCTGATCGTCGTTCTATCGCTCCTGGGTGCCCGGCTGGTGTCCAGCGCGACCAGACGCACCCGGAAGATAGGGTTCGCTGTCTGGATGATCAGCAACGGAATGATCGGTATTGGTTTTTACCAGACAGGCGACGTCCCCCAGGCTCTATTGTTCCTGGTGGGATACGAATACTACAACTTCAGAGGATTTCTGAATAATCGGAGGGAAACATGATTTACGTTCTGACTTATCCCGAGACGGTTTGGGAGAGACTTAAGTTCCACATCAGAGGCATCGTCCCGACCGTACTCTGTGGCGAGATCCGCCAGGGTCCTGGCGTCGTAGAATGCGTTACGGGCGAGGATTCCTGCATCACCATTCCCATGAACCGAGTTATGCAAATTACCTGGGCGTCGGGCTACAAGAACGCCTTCGAACAGGCCCAGAAAGAGTACTTTGACGGTCTGGCCCGGTCTATGGCAGGGATGGCAGTTGCCCCATCTGGATGCACTTGTAGCGAAGACGAAGATGATTGCGATTGCGCCACCGGCCCATATATAGCATCATCCGCCGCAGTGGACGGCTACAACTGAGAGGCCTAAATGCCCAGCTACACCCTCGATCTCGATAGGCGCGTAGATGCACTGATCGAGCTTATAGACTGCCCGGTGAGGTGGTCGAGCAAAGAGTACGTCCTCTCCCTAGCAGACCATCTCGTGATGCGATGTGATGACATGAGCCGCCCTGATCTAAGCGCTCGTGTCGTGGCGAAGGTAACCGAAATCATATGAACTCCGAACTTCTCTCTCTGATCCGAGCAACCGGCTACTTGTCGGATGGGGACCTCACCGATCAAGCCAGATACGACCTGCTCACCCCATCGTTCTGGCGCAGAGCTCGAGCTCTGGGCTATGACCTGCCGGATCTGAGGCGCAAGCTCTGGCGTGCTGCCGGCAGACCAGAGACCTTCCTTCTATCCCAGCTCCCTCTGTCAGAGATCGAGAAGGCTGTCCGAGCCTCCGAGAAAGAGAAGGACCCCCGGAAGAGGATCAAAGAGACCGCTACTATCATCGCTCTGCTCTACAAGCGAGGCGAGAAGGCGATCAAGGCGGCCATCGACCAGAACCTCGACAACCCGGACAGGCTGAGGGCCCTCACAGACCGGATCAGGCGAGAGCTGTTGGTGAATGCCGCCTCCTGGCTGGGAACTTCCATCCCAGGTCTGTACCTGGCGGGATCTCGTGCTGGGTCACTACAGGGGCCGCATGCTAAAGCTGCTCAGGCCATGGCCACTCAGGAGATGAACCGCTTCCGGGAAGTGGATGCTCAGCTCTCCAGACACATAGAAGAGGTCATAGCCGAATCGGAGAAGAGACGGGCACAGGCAGCGCTGGCTAACAAGAAGGCTGACTATACAGGCCTGAAAGGCAGGATCATAGGTCACAAGACGATAGACGGAAAAGAGCTGGGGATCGCAGATTACATTCAGATGGTGGCGATCACAGCTGCTAGGAACTCATTTAACGAAGGATCAATCAACCGGGCAGTCGAGCAGAAAGAGGATCTGGTCTTGATTTCTCGTGAGATCAGGCCGAACACCTGCGACGTATGCCGCGAGTGGGCCGGGAAGATTGTATCTATCTCGGGAAAGTCGAAAGAGTATCCTGCTCTTGATACTGCCATTTCACAGGGCCTCCTGCATCCGAATTGCATTCACCACTTATTGCCAATTGATTATCCTGGATCGACCTGAAATGTTTCCTGAAGAAGATTTCGAAGCCCGAGAAGCCCACCGGGCCATGGTAGCTCGCTGTCGGGCATTGCTGGACGATTGGCAGGCCCTGCGAGAGCTTGGTTCTGAAGCCGAAAAATATTGCTGAGGTTATATTATGATCATGCGCATACCCATCCTCAAGTCTATCCTCCGGAATCTTGATTGGTTCGAAGAGGCTAGGCGGCACCACGTAGCCCCGGACGGCTCTATATTTCTCGGCGGCACCAATCACCGACTCAAGAAAGCGGGCGATTGGGAGGAATCCAAGCACCCCCGTGCAGACGATGGCAAGTTCACGTCGGGCTCAGGAGGCGGCTCCAAGAAGCCATCCAAGACGAAGAGGAAGCTGGAAAGGCGTGCGGAAGCAGCCAGCCAGGGACGAGTGTCCGGTGCTATCCAGACACTCTTGAGTGGTGGCAGCGCATTGGACAAGATCGGATGGCTGAACACGAGCAAGCCAAAAGAGCCCGAGAAGAAGCCAGAACCTGAGAAGCAGCCGGAGCCCACAAAGAAGCCGGAGGGGGAGGGGAAACCTGAACAAACACAGACACCCGAAACCAAGAAGTTCTCCGACGCCAATAAGGACGTAGAGATCACACTCGACGGAACGTCTCACCACAATGGCGTGAGCCGGTCAACGTTCGCAATAAAGATCACCAGGCCAATTTCGGTAGATGCTAAGTTTAGCGCGTCAGATGTCGGAGTGAAACAAGGCAAGTCCGGCGTCAACTTTTCGAGATATAGCAATATAGGAAAACTTCTTGGAAAGGGAAAGCAAGACGTTTTCTTAACCTTACCACCCGAAGCCATCACCCACATCAAAGAAGAGGACAAGAGAAACATTCAGGGGCTAAAAGACGATGCTGCCAAAGTCCAGGTCAAGACGTGGCGCTGGACCGACGATGGC